ACAATGAGCCATAGACAGAACGCAAGAGCTGCTGCGTAGCGTAGTCCATAGTGATGGATGCCGAGTATGTGATGTTTCCGAAGCCTCGGGAGACGGGCTTACCGCCCATTCCGTAGTTAGACTCTACTTTTCGTTTCTTCGACCACTTGATGGCAGATACGCCTTCGAGTGTCGTAGAACCCTCCTCGATACCAAGTGCAGTCGAAGAGAGTGTGATCATTGACCAAGAATATGCTACATTATTGATTACTGCCATATCTGTTAACTGTTAGCGGTTAGTGACAATCCCTCCTCGACATAGATCTTGACGGCCACGCCGACAGGGACAATTACATATGAAATCTTGAGTGTATCGTTCACCAGCACATTCTGGTTGGCATCGATGGTTACAGCGAAGCCTGAAATCTCCTGTGCTGCCTGCATCTTCGCCAGAATATCGCTGATGAGCGTCTTGAACGCTGTAATCTTCGATGGAGCGAGGAAGCCCGTAGAAGGATTGACCATTAGAGGCGAGTTCACATACGGCAGCAACGCTGCACGCACGGCACGACGGCTCTTGTTGATGGTACGATTGCGGGCAATCGTGCGGTAATCACCGATTGAGCAGGTCTGGTCCTTCGAGATGTAGATGCCGTTCTCGCGTCCGGCATACTTAATCGGGAAGATGTAGCCCTTATCGTCAAGCTCATCAAGCAATGAAGGCGACAACGACTCGTAGCGATTAAGGCTGAGGAAGTTCTCTTCTGCCTCGTCTAGGTTGATATCTCCGAAGCCTAACTCAATCTCCTGGAAGTCGTCAGCGAAGAGGTTAAACTGCTTCACCCACGCAATAGACTCGTGTACACTGGCCTTTGCGATAGCACCCATCACAGCACCGAGGAAACCTACGGGAGTGTGGTTTGTGTTACGCATCTGCATAAGCGAAATCTTCTCGTGGTGCGACTGTCCGAAGATGCAGCTGATACGGCTAGACTCGCAGATACACGAAGGGATCTTGTTCAAGTCAATCTGGCGACCCTCGGTGGTATCGGCACCCGTGTTTGAAGGGTTAGCTGAGAGCACCAACGACAGAGGCTGGTTCTGCTCTGCAAGACCTACCGCCACATCGTTAAGACCCTTGACAAGGTTAAGACTGTACTTGTCGGCACCGCCATTTGCCTTCCACAAAGGCTGCTCGGTCCAGATACCAATCTGATTGATAAGACCGCCTGCAGCACGCTGCATAATCTCCAACGCATCCCAGTTAGCCGAGCAGTCGGCAAACATCACATAGAGTTTACCTGCACCGTTCACATTGCCTGACATACGGAAGAACTCGCGGATATGGTAGGCAGGGATACCGTACAGGAAGTTTACATTTGCCTCCTCATCCTCGGTAGCCTCCACACGCTCGATAATACCGAAGTCGTTAACTGCCGACTTGAACGAGGTGATATAGCATACATCGCCCAACTTGAGCTTTGTCTCGTTGGTCTTACCATAGCCCTCGGTGAAGAGTGTCGGCTGGAGCGACACATCGAACAACAGTCCCGTCACCTTCTCGGTAGAGGAACCGGTGTCATACGGGATATTACCGTCGACATCTTTGATGAATACATTTCCAAGTGCCATAGTTTATGCTTTTTTGAGTTCGTCGAAATAAGGGTTCTTGTAGAGTACCGCCTTGCCACGAATGGCCGCAGGCGTGTTAGGAGTATATGTTCCGCCGTGAGTGTCGATGTAGAGCGACTCATAGGCAGGGAACTTTTTCAGGATTGCGAGAATGTGAGGGTCTGCCTCTCTCTTCTCCTCATTGGTTGGTTGTTTATTCTCTGTTTGGGGAGTCTCCTCAGCGGGAGTTTCAGCAGCCACAGTCTGCACCTCTTCGGTGGTCTGTGTTACCTGCTCATCCGTTTTAGGAGTCTCCTCTGTGTTAGTTTTCTTAGCCATACTCTTTGAAAAATTTGGGGAGCGGGGCCATACCTCGCTCCCCGGGTGAGACATAAAAAATCAGATGAAAGGTGTGTTATGCTGTTTTGGTGTAAGCCGTGTGTACGACAATCTCGGCAGGACGAACGATGTTCACATCCATCTTCATTCGCATCTGGAAGAAGAAGAGCTCCGAGTTAGCCTGCAAGCGGTCTACCTTCAATACCTCGGTGTCGTTTGCGTAGTCTACGCCCATCCAGAGGTTCGACTCCATACCTGTCGAGAACTCGCCGAGCACGATGGTGTGGTCAGGAATACCCACGATAGGCACGATCTTCTTACCCTTGAAGCGGTAGCGGTTCACCTCGGTGTTCTCCGAGTACTTAACCTGCTTGTCAGAGATATACTGGTCGTATGCATCCCACGCATCCCAGCCGATGACAAAGACGAGTGACTTCTTCTTACGAATCTGCTTAGGACACTTCTTCCACATAGCGTAGAGAGCAGCCTCGACAGCAGCACCATCGGTGAGCTCGGTATTACCCGACACGATACACTGACCACCTGCGATGGTTGCAGCATCCGTAGCGTTCACATTGTCGATGATACGCTTCATCACGCCATCGAAGTACTTCTCCTTATTTGCACCAATCTTGATGCAGCCTGCAGGAGCAGTGATACCGGCAGCGGCCTCGCCACCCTTAGCGGCAGTCCAGATTGCGTTGCCGATGTACTCGTTCTTCTTGTCCATCAACAGACGGAGCATTGTTGCCTGAATCTTAGGATCGAGCTCGCGGAAGACGAGGTTGCCCTCGGGCTGTGCGAACTTCCAATACTTCTCGTAGTCGCGTGGATTGAACTCCAGATAGACCATAAAGTCCGAAGGCTCCAAGTGACGCTCGGTGAACTGGTATTCGTTCTCTCCGTTTTCGCCCTTGGCACCGTGAGTGGAGGTAGGTGTAGGAACATTATCCTGAATAATGTCGCCCAACTTGATGGCAGGCAGCGTGTATTTGTGCTGGATGCCACTCTTGATGTGGATAAGACCCTCGCGGAAGGTGTCGTTACCCTGTGCGGTATAGGTCAAGAGGTCCTCCAAGACCTCGCCATTATAACCGTTCTGCAAAAAGTTTACTGTATCAGCCATTTGTTTCGATTGAGTTTACTTGTTTACTGTTGAATCTCAGCCGACTGGCGGATACTGTTTTCCGCGCGAGACACTCTCTGTCTCCGGCAAATCAATTAATGATTGGTGTTGTTTACTTCAGCTTCCCGAACTTGAAGTCTGCGCCGACAACCTCGTTAACCTTCTCGGCCATCATCTCCTCTGCGGTCTTGGCAGCGGTGGCGGCAGCCTGAACATTCTCGGGGTCCTTGGCAATCTCCTCGGAGATCTTCTCGCGTGCAGGGATAGATGCGAGCGTGCTCTCTGCAAGCGAGAGGTTCGCCTCTGCCATCTTGACCCACTCGGCCTTTGCCTCACGGTCAATCTTGCCTGCGTTGATTGCATCCTCGACAAGCTTCTCGATGCGGGCTGCCATCTCCTCTTTCTCCTTCTTTTCGTAGGTCGAGAGTTTCGATGTCGCCTCCGAGAGCTCCTTCTGCAAGTTCTGAATCGTTGCCTCCTTACCTGCAATAATGGTCTGGGCATCGCTGAGCGACTTTTCAGACTCCTTGTACTTGGACTCAATGGTCGCCAACTCCGAGATGCGGGCCATTACATCCTTGACATCACTGTCCTTCATACCGAGTGAGGCTGCTATCGCCCCGAACTCGAATCCTTGTGTTTTGTTTTCGTTAGCCATATCATTTACTGTTTGCTTAAGAGTAGGAATGTTGTTTTCAAAAAGTTTATTCTCGGCACTAACTCGGCTCATCAACTCCTGAATTGCCGTGGTATCGGTCATCGATGCAACCTCACTATGTACCTTTTCGCAAAGTTGTTTTGAGGTATGGATAATGTTCTCTGCTGGGATAATACCAGCCTTCACAGCCGCCTGAGCATCGAAATAGGTGCCGTCTCTGCCTGCCTCGCCATCCATAATCGCTCGTACATGCTCGGCTTTAAGCCCGAAGCGTTTGCGGTAGATGGTCTCAATCTGCTTGGTAAAGGCCTTGACCATCGCCTTGGTATCTACATCCATATCCTCATCCGAAGGCATCATCGGGTTATGTATCATCAGGATTGCATAATCACGCATAAGTGAGCGTTTGCCTGCTGCCCAGATGATTGAGGCCATAGATGCTGCCACGCCCTCGATGATGCACTCGGTATCGACCTTTGAGTTGGCGATAGTCGAGTATGTAGACATACCGTAGAGCACGGTGCCACCTTCAGAATTAATAAGTACGCGTATGCACGAGGGACGAATGACATTCTCAAGGAAGTCAAACTCATCGTTGAAACGCGATGTGTTCTCTTCGGTAACCGCACCGAAGAATCGAATCGTAGCGGGGGCATCTGCCTTAACCTCGCCGACTACATATTGAAGTGTATTGATATCCATTGGACTCTCTTTTGGATAAGAGTAGAGAGTTCCGAAAGAAAAGGTTTATAGA